CATACGAGACTTCAGCTTCTCAATGTTAAAGATAGCAATATCCTCTAACTTGATGCCTTGATCAGCCGCCATGTTAGCTAAGTTCCAAAGCACATCGCCTAACTCCGACACCACCTTAGTACGATCAATGTCAACAGCGTCACCCCGTAGGAGAGGCTTGACAAACAAGTCAGCGGCCTCAGCAGATTCAATCATCAGTGACGTTACAGGATACATAGGGTCTGTGTAGATTGCTGTCTCCTGTGCTAGCTTTTGATAATCATTAAATTCCATTTTCCACCTCATCTACTGCTTCAATCATTTTGTCCAGATACCACTTAGCCTTCTTCAGATCCTGCGATGGATGCTCCTTGTAGCGCCACCTGTGAAGATACTTAAGTGTGTTACCTTCACAGTACTCAATAAATCCGTCACCCAACTGTTGCTTGATATAATCAATGGCTTCGATACCGCCTGTATTGTAGTGCTTAGGTTTAGTCACTGCGTCCCATTCTGCGGGTGTTGCGTCATTAAGTTTCATTGTCAATCTCTTCCTCAAAAATGTCTATGTTGTTTAAAAACTTATCCTCAAACCTGTCCAAAAGCTCTTCCTCGGTAATCTCAAGTATCTCACAAAGAAGAGTTACGTCATACGCTCTGGACACTTTGTCCTTAAGCTCATCAAAAGTCCATGTCATAATTCATAGCCGTCTCAATGTATTTAAACAATTCATCAATGGTTTTTAAAGTATAGTATTGAAATCCTTCCTTTTCACACCACTGTCCCATAGTCATTTTTGCTCCTTTCCTTAGTTTCTTATTCGGGTCTGACAACACAAAGATCAACTCCTCAAACACTAAGCTGTCCCTGATGGACGTGTATTTCTGTGTGTCTCCTACCCTAAAGTACCCCTTGCACTCAATTAGAAAATGTTCACAAACAAAGTCAGGCTTGTAGTTTCTGTGTATCGTGTAGGGGACTGTGTACGGTTCAAACTTAAACATTCCCCTTGGTGCTAACTCAGCAAACTTCTTCTCAAGTCCTGACCGATAGATCCCATAGTTTTTAGTCGATTTGCTCAAGACTTATCTCCTGTACTTTAGGCTCATTTTCCACCTTTGTCAAGAACTTTGGTCCTGTAGAGTACAAAAAGACTCTTAGCTCGGGATAACAGCTTTGCTTGAATTGACAATACGAGCAACCTACAGCGAGTTTTAAGTTTCCTGATTTTCCATCGGGAATAGGCTCGTTGCATAAAACTGGGGGCTGTGGCTGCTCCACTAGCTTTTTTACGTGTTGTACTCGCTCCACAATGGAGTCCTTAAGCACTTCGTACACTGGGGCATTGGTGTCCTCCAGATCGTACTTAAGATACGTCAGGTGTCCATTCTGCTTGTCCATAGCCAACCAGCCGATCTGTGTTGCATTCTCAGAGTGTGCATAGGCTTTAATCTGATCTATATAACCAAATGGGTCGTCAAAGGCCAGTGTACCGTCCTTGAACTTCTTAAAGCCATAGCTGCTTGTGGACTTAACGTCAGTGACAATACCATCAATCTTACAATCCATGTGACCGACAATGCCTTCCACTTCACAAACTTTCTGCTCATCAGTAACCTCATGTCCAGACATGCGTACTAGGAACAACAACATCTCCTCGATCAAATGTCCATACATGAACTTGATTAGGTTATGTGGCTGTAGTTTCTCTTTGGAAGTCCCATTGAAGTGATTCCAAAGGTAACGGTCATCGCGGCCTATGTTTGACAAGCGTAGCTTACGTCCATCAAAACCACGACTGGTGAACTCCTTACGCATTAGGTCCTTGACAGCCTCTCCAAACTTCTCAATCTCAGCCTCAGGGTCTACCGTAGGGTCAGGCCGCTTGGTCTCCATGAGCTTGTAAATGTCATCAACTAATGTGTGTATGTTTTTCATTGTGTTCCCTCAGGTAGTCTATCGCTCTTTGTAACATATCAACGCTGTCATCAAAACCACCCAGTGATCTGTTACATTTATGACAGAGCCAACCTCTAAATTCCTCAGTCTCGTGACAATGATCCAAAACCCACGAACCGTTCTTTGTGTTTCCTCTCCCGTTGACTTCCTCTTCACTTCCCAAGCATATAGGGCAAGTGTAGTTGTCAGGGGCTATTCCGTACTTTTGCTTTAGTCTATCACGTACTTTGCTTAACTCGTTGTTACACTTCTTACACTCTGGTCTTAAGTAGTTGCCTCCTGAGGTTCTTGAGAATGCCGCTAAGGGTAGTATGTATTTACACTTGCTGCATTCCTTGACTCCGTCCCCTAGGTCGTAGTGGTCGTCCTCTAGGAAGCTAAGCTGATCCATTAGTGTGTATCTGCCCAGTTGTCTCCAATTTTGTACTCACCTGCCAAAGGGCATCTGAGTTCGAAGTATTTCCCTGCGGCTTCAATTGACGCAACAGCCAGTCTACCGAAGCTCTCTGATTGGTCACTGCGGACCTGTGCTTGTATCTCATCATGTATGTTACCTACAAATTTATATTCTATACCCCATATTGTAGCATACTCATCCAATATTTGCAAGGCTTTTTTCATAATAATAGCACCTGCGGATTGCAAGAGTGTGTTCAGTGCGGCATGTGACGATCTAATGAATAGTTTTCTTCCATCAAGTCCAAAAAGGTGGCCTCTTCCAGAAGCAACTTCAACTCGGTCTCGTAAAGCTCCAAGAGATGGCGTATTTCTAAGGAACTCTGCCTTAAGTTTCGCACCGTCTCGCTTAGTTCCATCCACGATTGTTCCGATTTTAGCGTCTCCGGCCCCGTAAAGAAAAGCGTAGATAAAAGTTTTTGCCTTATCTCTTGTTGGTAGCCCTGCAGCAATTTGGTTTGCCGTGTGAATATCTCCGTTGATAATTTCATTAGTATACGCCTCATCATCCATGTAGTGCGCTAGCATCCGTAGCTCAAGACCGCTTGCGTCACAACCCACGAGCTTGTAGCCCTTAGGGACTGTCCAACAGGATCTGCACTCCTTACCGTAGGGTGAGTAAACCGCAGGGACTTGAGCCAGATTTGGACTACTGTGGGTCATACGTCCTGTCACTGCTCCATTGGAGTTGACGTAACCGTGTACCCTTCCAGTGTCCTCGTCCACAGCGTCAAGCCAAGACTGTACCTGAGCTATTCTTTTCTGTACCAAAAGGTACTCAGCGATCAACATGGCCTCAGGTATGTCCGTTACGGTTGACAATACCTTCTCGTCCACGATGGGCTGACCGGTCTCGGTGAACTGCGTTGGCTTCCATCCAAAGCGTTGGAGGTACTTACCAATCTGTTGTCGAGACCCCAAGTTAAACTCAGGCCAGTCTATGCGGCTAAATGTGCCCTTAACTGTCGTCCAGTTGTCCCCTAGGAACTTGAGACCGACCGTGGAGAACTCACCATCCTTTTTAACTTTCGGTTCAACTGTCTTAACGAACGTTGCAACAGGTATAAATTTCTTTTGTACTTGCTCTTCAAGCTCATATTTCTTCTCCTTTAGTTCAGCTAGTAACAGGAAGCATTTCTCTTGATCTAAAAGCCACCCGTTTTCAATCTGTTTTGCAATAATAGTCTGTACTTCATGTTCAAGACGTATGCTTTGCTTGCCAAAATCATCAAGTTCAATGAGCAGTCTCTTATACACCAAGACATTAAGTTTAACGTCCTGCTTACAATAAACCACCATATCCTCAGACAGAACAGACCAATCGTTGTGTTCCATCTTGGATGATCCGCAAATTTTTCCCCAATTGTCAAGTGAATGTCCTCCTTCACGTTGTGGGTTAGCTAGCCTTGACAGCACCAAAGTGTCCGTGATCTTGCAGCGACTAAAGTCAACCCCAAGCAGTCTCTCGCACACAGGTATGTCGTAGCCTATGATATTGTGTCCAATCACCTCCTCTACTTCAGTTTTAACGAACTGTGCGAAGTCCCCAAGGTTGTCCTCTTTGAACACCTTAGTCTCACCAGTGCAAAGCTCATGGGCCACAATTACCCAGACTTGGGTAGGCTTCAGGCCATCAGCTTCAATGTCAAATACTATTTGTTTCAAAACTCAGTCTCTTGGTCAGGATCAATAGGGCAGTTGGTCTCGGTCATTCTACCAGTGTCCTTATCATAATACAGGTAACACGCAGGTCCTGTCAACCCCGCAAAGCGGTTTTTTAACACACGTACCGTGGTTGTGTTACGTACTTCCTCATCCTTGTGTTGCTGATTTCGCTCAAGGCCAATAACCATGTCCGAGAGCTGTGCAATGGCCGCTGAGCCACGCAGGTCCGCTAGGGATACCTGAGCACCGTCCTCGTGTCCTTTGCTCCCTGAGGGCCTTCTAAGGTGGCTTACAAGGAACAAACCAACACCAGTCTCCTGTACAAGGCTACGTAGCTTGGTCATGATACTGTCAATGGCTTTCCTCTCGTCACCCTGCTCTTGGTCACTGACAACAATACTTAGGTGATCGAGTATAATCCACTTACAATCGAGACCTTTAGCCATATAACGAACCCGAGACAACAGGTTCTCCTCATGGGTTGAACCCCAGTGGTCCAGTAGGTAGAACCGACCAGTGCCTAAGGTTTCGTCCCAGTACTTACGTTTTTCCTCCCTTGTGATTGTCTTGTCAAGGTGTAGGGGTTGCTCTGCCGCAAGTGACATAAGGCCCAGAGTAGTCTTGGGGATGTCCTCCTCAAGGGCTAGGATGCCTATGTTGTCCTCAGTGGCGTGTAACAAGTGGTACTGTAACTCACGTACCATCTGTGACTTACCCATCCCTGAGCCTGACGTAATCGTTACTAACTCCTTTTTACGGAAGCCGTGAGTGAGTTCATTAAGGCACTGCCACGGGTACGGAACACTGACAATGTTTTCCTGCTCAATGACCATATCCCACGTATCAACACCTGCAACAATACCATCAGGACGATAAGTTTTAGCATTCCACCACTCCTGTACAAATTGACGTACCTTGCCTTCCTTGAGCATGTCCCCTGCGTCCTTCAGGGACAACGCTACGTTCTTAGCCTTGTTAGGGCTGAATAGATCAAGGCACTGCCTAGCGGCATCCTGACCCACCTTGTCGTTGTCAAAGCACAGCACAACGTTCTCAAAGCTCTCAAGCCACTCAAGGTTAGCCTTGATGTCCTTTGCAGCACCTGCGGCCCCTGAGCGTACTGACACCACGGGCCATTTACCGTCAAACATCTCACTCACCGCAAGGGCATCAAGCTCACCCTCGACAATTGTGATGTACTTTCCACCTTCCTTAAAGGCTTGTTGACCAAAGAGACCCACGTTGTCGAAGGACCCTTGGGCAAAAAACTGCTTGTTGTCCACAAGGCGTGTCTTTGACCCTCTCAGCTCACCTGAGTCCTTATCAAAGTAGGGGTAGTGGTGTTTTACAATATGACCATCGTTGCCGTACTCCACAGTGACGTTAAACTTTTTACACGTCTCCTGTGAGATTCTACGGTCACTGATAGTGGCATGTACACCAGTTAATTCATTCAAAGGTTTTGACTCCTTACGTTTAAACTCGACAACTTCACCATCACCACGTTCGTAGTGTGAACAGCCGCCTGAGAAACAGACGGCATGTCCATCGGAGTAACGTGCTAAGTTGTCCTTAGATCCACACTTAGGGCATGGCTCATGTCTGACAAACTTTGATTCACTCTCAGCACGTAGCTCCACTTTAGAAGTCCTCTGAGCCTTCGCCACCTTCGGCCACTTCAAGGACACGTACCTTGTTTAGATAGGTAGGTGTACCGTGTACAGGGTGTGGTTTACCCTCAGCGTACAGGATCTTTACTTTAGATCCTCGGGTCAAGCGACCACGGAAG